TAAAGATGCCGAATACATTAAAGAATCAAACCAATTTACAAACTGACTACTAGATACAGAATATAATATATAAGGATATACTGCATTTGATTTAGGACTAGGCTGAACATAACTGCCGGTTTGTTCGGCATATATTGGATTAATTTTTTGAATGTCATACGTAGTTAACTTTGACGAAGATTCATAATACAAATATTTTTCAAATGCATCAAAGCCACCAATTAAATTTGTACGATATAGTTCGTATTCTTGAACATTATTTTGTGCATTAGTTCCCGATATTTGTAATATTACTGCACTTTGTGATGCATAATATTCTAATAAATTTAATTTGTATTTAAAATTTTCTAATCTTTCCGTTGCAGAACTATAAAATATAAAATTATTAAAATCAGAATAATCGATATTTAACTGCGCACCAGATAAGCTGCCAGAGAAATACGTATCTACAATTTGTTGTGATGTTTGAGTTGAAGATCCGAGTAATTCATTCCACGTTTTTAAATTAGTTTCAGATGATAATGTAGCTGTACTAGATGCTTGCCAATTGGCATTAGCTAAAGTTTTAAATGATTTTGTAAAAGATTTTGATGATATTGACACACGATCAATATATGTATCTTTTTGCTCTTCAACTACCCAACATTTAAAATTTACGTCAATATCTGCAGATAAAGGTTCTGCTAATTTTACATAAAGATATTCTCCTATTACGACACTATTAACAAACAATACACAGTTATTTCTGCTAAAATTTAACAAATAATTTTTATAAAATCTATCCGTAGTTTGTTTAACGTTTTGTACGTATGATGTAATTTGTGTTAAAAATTGAGGATCATCTGCATTAATGGCACGTAATCTAATTTCCGTACGGTCTGGAGAAATTTCATCAATTCGTAAATGTTGTAAATCATAACTACCAATTAAATTTTTAAAGAAATTGACAGCGATTCGAAATGTACCAGAAGTTAACTTTAAACGTTCAAATTCTGTATATAAATCAATAGCTAAAGGTTGTGCCGGGAATTGAATTAAGGCATTTGTAGATTTATTTCTATATTCTGGTATTTTTGTATCTAGTTGTATGCGATGATTACCTGTAATCCAAGTATCTCCAGCATATACGTGCATTTCAACACGTTGATCTTCCGTTTGTTTATTTATTTCAGTATTAAAATAAATTGCCTCTTCAGCATCGAAACTAGCAAATTCTGTTTTGCTACGCGATAAACGTTCTGCAGATATAGAACCCGATGCTGATTGAATTTGTTCGATATTTTTATATTGTGTTAACATTAGCTAATCTCTTGATTCCATTCATCTACATTTTTACTAGCATCAGTAATAGACCAATAGGATTGTATTGGAAGAATTGTATGAAATGCACTATCTTCATTTTGTCCTGCAAATGCACCTATAGAAAAATAATCTCCTATTTCAAAATCAGAATTCTGAATTGTTATGTCTATACTTAAAGTTTGTTCTTCATATTGACCTATGCTACCAAAATTATCCGGATCTAAATTACTAGTATTTGCAAATGGCCCTCTAAACAATTTATTTAATGCCGGTGGCCATCCTCCAGCTGGTACTTCTGGCGAGTTTTTAATAATAGAAAAATAAGAAGTTCCTATAGCCCCATCTTCAAACGAATCAAATCTATGTCTAATTTGTATTCTAAAACGTAAATCTATACCAGCTTCTTTTATTTCTTTAGTAATTTGATATTGATTGGTAGATTTTTGTGGTGCACCAGATTCAACAAAATCCATAAGAATCCCGGAATATTTTTCTCCTTCCCACCAACTACCGGCCGGTAAATTAATTCTTCTAGATTCTGACGGTCGATATCTAGCAAATGTCGTGTCAGTTTCAAGTCCAAATTCGGGCACGGTTAAATCAATATTAACTTCCGTATCTGCAATAATTCTAGTAGTTGCCGGAAATTTAAAATATTGAAATTGCGTATCTAAAACTTTTAAAACTGAATTAAGTGTTACACGTGTTGCAACTGGTTCAATTATTAGTAATGGATTTGTTTCCGAGTCTTCCTGCAATTGTACGTTTCCAGCATCATCTCTAGGAACAATATTAATATCATTCGACGTTACAGTTAAATTGCCTTGATATTTTGCAATCTGTTGTAATTGTAGCGGGTCTCGTAATCTAGGGTTTAATCGTATTGGTCTTAACATTATCTAACTACTTTAAAATATACATCATCGTCTACATACTGTTCCGTAAATCCATCTTTAATTTTGAATTGTAAACGATAATATCGTTCTGGCATAAAACCATTCATATCAATGTAGATGTAATTACTAGTATTATCACAACTTACTTTAGTATAAATATCATCGTACGGAATTATGACTTCATCTGTAGCCGCATCCAATATTGTATAAAATGTAGTAGCAGGTAAACGTTTAACGGTTTGTAATGGAAATAAATTTGTAGGAGATTTTTGTGGGTACTTATCACGCGTATAAATACGTAATTTAATTATTTCAGTATCGCGATATTCAGGTTTTAATTTAGTAAACACGGTATATGATTCTAAATTAGCAGCAGATAATGATGATGAATAATATGTATCATCCCAATACATTGTAAGTTTAGGAACATAAATAGTATGAGTTTCGCGACTAAAGAAATTAATATATCCTGTTACTGCGTTATTTGATTCATCCGCATCCGAAAACTTAAGAATAAATCCATTATTGTCAATTGATTGACTATTACTACCACTTATCCATTTTATTATCAAATTAGAAACATCAAGTGATAAATCTGTTGTTTGATATGAAAATGCCTGTGAACTAGAAAATGAAGTACTACCTGTACTATATAACCAACTACCTCCGGCTCCTGATCCTGATACTCGTATACCTGATGTGCCTAGATCAATTTGTTGAGAACTAGAAATCCATAAAGAACCTGATTGCGAATCCAAAGACCATGATGTATATGGAGTTGCCCATTGAACTCCATTTGAAATTATTGGATTTGATGAAACGAACCCAGTACCATTAATCCATGGCTGTGCAATCATTTTTGCGTCAAGTGTATATTGTGCTGGTAAATTTTTAGCGGTACTAGTATAAAGTTGCAATACAAATTTACATGAATTTACATTAGCTGCATATTTAGACGCAGCAGCTGTAATTTCAGACATATCAAATTTAACAAGTGCTCTAGATTTTTGTAATGTTTCGCCGTCTGTACCTAAACGTTTACCAATTTCTAGAATTTCATCTAAACCGGTATTAAGATTTTCAGAACTTTCATATACAGTAGCATCTGATTCAGCGTAAAATATTCTAAACATAATATACTTTTAGTATAAATATTCAAAACTTAATAACTTACTACTCGTCCGCGGATATCTTGATTAGGAAATTTAACTTCAAAAATGCTAGGATCTAATGAAGGATAAATTACTCCATTACGGGTTGCAGTCTGAAGATCATAAATATTACCAGAATAACCTGATGCATCATCATATAAATTAGAAAATTTAACTCCGATAACACTTTGAACACCTTTAATATTAGCCAACGTTGTAGTTATATCAGATTTAATTATAGGCTGATTAATTTGCCAACGATCTATATTAAAATATGTTTTTAATGAATCAATGCATTTAAGTAATACTTCATTACTATTATAATTTGGTAATACAGAAATTTCAAAATCAATTCCGATATTAATTATAAATGCATCTTTAATATTTATGGCATCTGTTAATATTCGATAATAACCTAAATATGTTTTTAAATTTTCTTTAATTGCTTGATTAAGTTCTACTAATTGTTTAGATTGATTATAACCTAAAACATACATATTCATTGCTAATGGATTTGCAATACGATTTTCTGATGCAGCTTGTTGAGATAATTGATCATCTGGTATGATATATGCTTTTGCAACACTTCCAAATTTGGCCGGCATTGAATATGTACGTATAACATAATCATCTCGGGTAACTAAACGATTTTGTGTAGCAAATGAAGCTAATGCATTATTTTTGATATCAGCTGTACTCTCTGCCGATTTAGCACCAGTAGCTGGTTTTGGATTTGAAACTGCTAATGATGTTTTTACAAAATTTAACATTGATGCATTAGCAGTAGAATTAATATTTGATATGTATGAAACATTATCAATATTGGTCAAAGAATTTGCATCAACATTTTCAGAAATACCATTGGATACAACATATGTTATTGTTAATGTAGTATTAGATGGCGCTTGTCCATATGTTCTAGTATATAAAAAATTAGCTGGATCAATATCTATGTCAACTGATCTACGTACATTTGCTAATCCATTTCCTACATTGTCTGCATTAGGAATAATTTCTTCATCATTATTATCAGAAATACCAGAACCAAATTGCAATTCTAGACGATTATCACTTCGTAAATTTGTAATAAAACGCTTTGCAGTTTTTTTCATTTTTAATAAACTAGGAACATTTGATCTATATTGTGATAATTCTGGATCATTTTCTACCAAATTTGGCACCGATTCAAATATAGTATCTTGTGCTAAGTATGGAACTTCATACCAATTATCGCCATCAGTCTCCTTTACTGATATAATTTCTACAATATTTGTGTCATTTAGTAAAATTTTATCAAATGCTATTGGAGAACCAAAAGTAAATGATTGCGTTTTGATTTCTCCTGATACTGCGTTTATTTTTTTCTTTAATAGGAAATAGGTTGGTGTTTTTGTTGCAGAATCTATATCATAGATCGTAACATCTGTTGTGTCATATGAAGAAGAATATGCAAAATTAATGTCATCCAATGTGCGAAAAACTGTATTAGTGCCCGTAGTTGATCTTACACGCATTCCTGGTTGTATTGATAACGCATAATTAAAATCAGGAACTACATTAGCACCTGAGCCCGATGCTGGAACAATTTGAA